GATGGTTTTAAGGCGGGTCATCATTTTACCGGTGCCACCGAATACTTGTGCGCCTAGGGTGTGGAATTCCTGTAATTCTTCGGCCCATTGCATTTGGGCGGTTTGGGCTTCGGTTGCCCCTTCGGAAATGTTTTCCATTTCGCTGTCGATATCGGACAATGTGCGGATAAACTGAATACCGTCTTCACCGGGACCGCCGAATATGTCAGCCAATGCCGCGCCTACTTCGGGGGCTTGGTCGGGCAGGGTTTGTAGCTGACCTGATACCATTTTCATGGCATCGAACATGCTAAGTGTACCGTTTGATATTTGTTGCTGGATGGTGTCGGCACTTAACCCTATGCCGTTTATTGCTTCTTTGGTAACGTCGGTCATTTCGCGCAAACGGATGGAGCCTTCTTTTATGGCATCGGCGGCTTTATCATCCCATACACCTTGTTCGTTGGCGTTTTTTATTACCTGGTACATGTCTTCGGCGGATGCCCCGGCTTCTTTAAAATGTACACCGTATTCGCGCACTTGTTTTAAAAATTCGCCGTTTGAATTGGCGGCACCTGAAAGACCGGTGTTCAAATAATCGAACGTTTCATCGGCGGTTTTGCCAAATGTTTTCATTAAAACGTTTGATGCCTCGATACTTTCGTCTAATTCGGCATTATAGGTTTCAGCCAATGCCTGAACGCCACCCGTCATTTGATGGTTGGCAGCCCCGGCTAATCCTGTAAGGTCTTCTATTTTTTTGCCTACGTTTGATATTTCTTTGGCATAATTGAAAGCGGCACGCCCAGCGGCTACAAATGAGGTAACAGCTAACAATGGACCAAGGGCGGCGGCGGCACTCGATGCTATTTTTTTAAACCCGCCAAAGGTGCGCTTTGAACCGGAAACAAACTTTTTGTTTTGTTTCTGTGCCTGGTTTAAGCCTTGTTGGTATTGGCGTAAATCGGTTACCAGCTTAATACCAATGGATGTTTCCTTTTTGTTAGCCATTTTTAAAAATCAACTTATGGGTTTATTTTTTTAATTGTTTGCTTATGTCTGCCGCCTCGTTGGGAAAATACTCCAGTATGGTTTCGGGCGTGGTTTTGTGCGCGCTAAACTTTGATGCCGGGTTTACATTTATCTTGCTTTTTATGTCGAGCGTAAAAACGGCATTGTTGGTTGGTATTTGCTGACCGTAAATATTGGCATGTTTTAATTGGTTCCAACTAAAGGTATCCATGCCCCGGTGACCTTCGTCGTTCCATAGTTTGAGCCTTTTTGTGGCTACTTTTAAGGCTGAACAGGAAATAAAACGCCCTAATCCGATTATTTTGGTGGCTTCGTAATGGTGGACGTTGCCTGTAATGGTATCGATAAACCAACAATTTGATGGCCACACCTGCGCTATGTTTGCCTGAAGGTATTCTTCGGCTATATCGAGGTAGTTGTTTGTGATAAGGTCGTCGCTGCCTATTTCAAGTATATAATCGAACTTATAGTTTTCAAGTATATAGCTTAACCCGGCGTTTTTCTTTGCCCCAAGGGGCGTGTTTTGCCAAAATATAAAGTCGTACCCTTTTTTCATTAGTAATTTGGCAGCCCAGTTTTCTGAAACAATGAAAAACGGGCGTATGTTGAAGCGTTCGGGGGCGTGTTTCTTTAGCCTATCGATGCCTTTTAAGCATATTTCGAATATTTCGCGACGTTGCCAAACTGGCGTGAATGTGATAATTTCTAACGGGGTTGGGGTTTGTGTTTGCTTATTGTTGCTGTTCTTTTTTGCTGCCATTTGATGCTTTTTTATTGATTATTTCGGCAATTTGCCGGGCTAATTGTAAACGCTGTTGGCTGTTGTAGCTTACTTTTTGGGCTTTTGGCTTTTCTCCGTCCCACGGGAACGGGAGTTTACCGCCGACCGCCAAGACCGGTAGCCTCGCTTTTTCCCAAGTTTCGCGATAAACATGTATGCAAGCATTAAACTCAAGCCAATCCATGCAATGCCAGAAATAAGGGGCAGTAATACCGGGGATACTAATAGCAATGGCAAAAGCATCCATAACCTTAAAAGGCTCTTTTTTTTTGATGGTGTACGCCCTTGTTCTTTTTCTCCCGGACCATCTTCGGCTGGGGTTTGGGTTTGAAACTGGATCAACAGTTTTGGGTGTTCATCCATGTATTTCACGAAGTCGGGCAAACTCATTTCAAAATTTGGGTTTAACCCTTTTAACGAAGCATAGAAATACATAAGATTGTCCCATGTGCCCCGGGCTTCTTCTATGCTTTTGCCTGTGAGTTCTTCAAACTGCTTAATAGCATAAAAGGAGAAACCTACTTTATAGGCTTCTCCGTTTATTTCAATTTTATCGTGATTCATAACCTATTATGTTGGGTCGGTTTGCGTTAATTCTAAATGACCTGCAATGGTGATTGAACTGGTCATGTTTTCGCCGTGATTGCCACCTACGGGAAAATTGATACGTGCCTGACCTTCCCAGTAGGGTTTTGTGAGGTCGATTGTTGGCGTGCCGCTACTGTCTTCAGCGGGCGTTACAAATGCAAACACATAGGTTGCCAGTGTACGGTTGATTACCCTACTTGTGAGGTCGAACCATAGTATTTCGTCGTCGTTGGTTACCGATGGTTCTGCCATGTCGATATCAACAGTGGCATTCCAACCCATAAGGGCGGGCAGCGTGCCTTTCCATTTTCCGGCACTTTTGTTTTTTACTTCGGTGTCTTCGGGCTCAATGTTCAGGGTGGTATTGGTTTGCCCGGCAATGGGTTTATATGTAAACGCGCCTTCTACACCTGAACGCTCGAAACACATGAAATTTGATCCTGATGCTAATTCAAAATACATAGTGATGATTTTAAGTTGATAAACTGTTTGTTCTTATCTCGAAATTTATGGTATGCCCGAACGTGTCGATGTTGAATTCGTAATCATCATCGATCGAGGTGCAGGCTACATGTAAATATTTTATCCCCTCGATGGTTTTGTTGGTGCTTTGTTCAAAGGCTGTTTTGATGTTTAACGCCAACTCCCACGCTTCGGCATATGTGTTGCACATGGTTAATATTGTTATTTGAAAAGTGTCGTTTATACTGCCTATGCTGCTTTTATTGTAATACGGGATGAGCTTTAGCTTGTAGTAAGCCGACGGGAAACCTTCGCCTAAATCGGAAATGCTGTAAACACGGTTATTTAACATCGAATTGATATCGGTGTTGGATGTGAGTATGGTGTATATTGATGTGCCCAGCATAATTAAAAATGATTGGTTTCTTTAATATATCGTTATAGGTTCAGGGCTTTTTTTTGGCGGCGTAACTTGGATGCAATAAGCTTGTCGAGGGCTTTTAAATAGTCTTCCTGACTTAAATTTATAATCTGGTTTTCGGTGCTGCTTAATGCATCGGTGAAGAAATGCGACGCTGGCATTTTGCCACGGTCAAAACCTCGTTTTGTTTGCCTTTGTGTGGTTCCGGCATCGTATAAATGACCATGAAAACCCCTGTATTTTCCGTATTTTCGTGCTCCAACTTTGGCACTTATGAAAACACTTTTTCCACGGCTGCGGCCTGCCACAAAACCTATTGATTTATACAGGTTGTTTGAGCTGCTTTTGGTTTTCATGCGAGACTTTAGCAATGACCGGGCGGTGGTAACGAGTGGTTTTGTGCCCAGGCGGTAACTGTTCATTATTATTTTACGCTGGTCGGCACGGCTTAACGACCTGAAAAAGTCGTCGAGCTCTTTTACCCCAAATATTTCTATTTGTGTTTTTTTTGCCATTACACTGTTATTTGTACCGAGCCTTCGGGCACACGGTCGCATTCGAGTATATCGAACCACCGGGTGCGGTCGGGGTTTATGCTTCGGATGTTGTAATAATCGCCTTCGAATTTGATTAACATGCGTTCGGTGTACCGACCGGGCTTATGGCGTACCTTAAATTTCATGGTTTTGGCTGCATATCCCATTGAGCCTTCTTGTTCTTCGCGCCCGCTTTTAAATGTTATTTCGGTACGGTCGGGGAATGCATAGGTGTAAGTTTTTACACGCTGGCCATTGGGTGCCGGTGTGGCGGTTTCGGCGTAAGCTTCTATTTTATGTCGTAAAATTCTCGATTGTATCATTATCCGAAATATTGGCGGCGGTGTTTGCTTATTAACATGTTGTACGTGTCGATTTTCGTTACTGAACTATCAATGTAACTGCTCCTTTCGGCTTCAAATAGTTCGGCGGCTTTTAACACAACGGCATGCCTTAATTTTTTTGGATAGTTGCTGTTGGTGTAACCGGTGGTAAATGAAAAGCGGATACTGTCGGCGGTTGGGGTTTCGAACAATTGAATTGTAAACCAATGAAAACCGGGTACTACTTTGTATTTTGTGTTTTCGAGTTCGGTGTATGTTTCTTCTTCGTCGGTTTTATATTCAATTTTCGAGAGGGCACGAAATGGTGCCTGGCAGATGCATATAATACGGTCGAGGCTGTGGTTTATTTCGTGTGTTAACACGTTAGCGGTGTCGATAAAATCGGCGTTGGTATCGTCTTCAACCATTTCGAAAGCTACTTCTATTAACCCTTCGATAAAATCATCGTCATCGGTGAACTCGTCAGGTATGTTCAGTTGTTTTTTTACATCGGCCACGGTTACCCATGCATTCGTGGTTTTTGTTTTTTCGGGTGCTTTGCTTAGTACTAACATGATTTTCTTTTTTAATGAAAAAAAGGGGAAAGGGACAACCCCTTCCCCCTGGTGATGGTATCGGTGTGACTGGTAGGTGGACTATGTTGTCGCGTCTAAGTCGGGCGATTTCACAAATGCGCCACTATTGCGGCATGCGATATCGGCCAGGCGGTTCACGGTCATTTCGATTTGACCTTTTTTCTGGTACGTGAATGGGTTGATAAGGATTTCAAGTGCTCCCCAGAATCCTAAATAAATTTCATTCCATGCACCGTAAACTAAGTATTGTTGGTTGGTACCGTTGGCAAACAGGGTTGAATAGAATATTGGTACACCATCGTATGTTACGCCTACGCCGTTTTCGCCTGTTAAGCTTGCCATAAATTTGCCGCTTCCGGTGTCAACTTTTGTTCCTTTTGTTTCGTAAAATGTGCCGCGGTTCATTGCAAATGCACCGTCGAGGTCAACCTCTGCCATTAATGCGTTGAAACCGTCAATACTAAGGGCACCGGCGGCAACTTCGGAAGCTGCGGCCAAGGCAATGGTATAAACATCGGCACTGATTTTCCGATCGCAGCCCTGGACCATATCGTTTACAATTGCTGCCTGAACGGCTGGGTTACGTTGTACCAACAGTTCTTTTGTAAAAATGTCGGTTATACCATAACGCTCGGGCGACATGGTGGTGAACGTTGGCTCGTTGGCGGTTTGTGTTATTTCGCCTTTTTCGGCTACCTTTTCGGCTTCATCGGCGGCTTTCTTACCGATTTTTAACTGCCCCTGCAAACCTGGCAGTACGGTTAAACCCATTTGTCCCCAAAGTGGTTTTTTGCCAATAATTGACAAACGGGGGTCGATAATAGTGTCGATAGTGTCGGCACCACTGGTTGTGTTTTGGTCACGCTGGTAGGTGTTTTCGAATGGTACCAGCAAGCCTTCACTTGCTACCCCGCGGGATAGTTCCTGGTGTTGTTCGGCTTCTAAACCGGTTAGCCCGTCTTCTCCGCCGCGTGAGAATTCGCGGATGGCTTTTCCTACGCTGTAGGGTTCGGTTTTTTTGCGGATGTGCGGACCGTCGCCACTACGCTGGAATTGTGACGGGTCTTCGGCGGGTTCGTCGTCGTCGCCACCTGGCATATCCTGCCGGTTTGATTTTCCACCTTTGTTACGGACATGCCCCTTGTACATTTGCATGCGTTCGGCACGTTGTATTTTGGTGGTTAAACCTCGTACTTCTTTTTCAAGGTTGTTAAATTCGGTTTCTTCTTCCTTGGATAGTTCCCGGCTTTCGGTGTCGGCTTTTTCCAATATAGCGTCCATGCGCTCAACTTTTTGGGTGCGCTCGATGCGCATTTCTTCTAATTTTTCCATAATGCTATTGTTGCGATTTGAGAATTTGCACTTTTCGTTTTAATATATCGGTTTTTGGTTCGGCATTGGTTTCGGGTTCGAGTTGCCATTCTTGATTTCTCATTTTAACGGCGGTGTTGGCATAAGCTCCATCAATTACTATGGAAACATCGAACAGGTTTTCAATTTCGTAGATGGTGCGGACATTGGGGTCTTGTGTTTTGTCATACTCCATGCGGTTAATTGTGAATATAAAGGAGCTTTCGAAATAGTCGCCGCGCTCAATCATTGTGGCAATGTCGCGCCCTAATTGGGTGTCGGGTACTAATATGCGGTACATTAACCCTTTTTCGTCTTTTATGAGTTCGAGGGTTCCGCTTTTTGTCCGACCCAGCATTTTATCGCGCCAATGGTCAACGGTTGCGATTACGTTTAACTCAGGATCCTGTAGTACTTTGTCAACGGCTCCGGG